TATAAATAGTAGACAGGATACACATTTTCGTGTATAATTTACTATATGGCAGTTAAAAATCTACATTTAGAACACTTAGAAGACGAAATCATCAACAATGGTATTGATGGTGGTCGTGCAGCTATAAACTTCTTACAGGGTCTTAGAGACATGATGAAGGGAAACTCTAAGAAGAGTGTTAATATGACTGTTAAGTGGGATGGAGCTCCAGCAATCTTTTGTGGTAAACACCCCGAAACCAATCAATTCTTTGTTGCAAAGAAATCTCTATTCAATAAAGAACCTAAGTTCTATACTTCAGAACAACAAATTAAAGATGCACCCGAACTAAGTGGTGCATTAGAATCTAAGTTTTTAGACTCATACAAGTATTTGTCTGCACTATCATTTTCTGATATCTTACAGGGTGATTTAATGTTCACTGATGATAAAGACAGCAAGACCATTGATGGTGAAGACTTCATCACATTCCAACCAAACACTATTCTATATGCAGTTCAGAAAGATTCTGATGTCGGTAAAGAAATTGACCGTGCAAAACTAGGAATAGTATTTCATACAACTTACTCGGGGACTAGTATTGAAACACTAAGTGCATCATTTGGTGCAGATATATCTAAGTTAGGTAAGAGCAGTGATGTATGGGTAGATGATGCATCATATAAAGATGTTAGTGGTAAAGGTTCTATGACTGCAAAGGAAACATTAAAGTTATCACAAACACTAAGTGCAACAGGTAAACAATTCCATAAGATTACAAAACCAAACTTAGTTAAATTCCAAAAAGTACAAGAGATGATTAATGCAAAAGGTGCTGGTGCATCTTATAAGACATACTGTAATGCACAAATCAGACAAGGAAAATTCAATCCAACTTATGAAGGATATCTAAAACACTTTGAGAACTACTGGAGAGATAAAGTAGTTGCAAAGGTTAAAATGGAAAAGACTAAACAAATAAAACAAGAGATTGGTGAACAAGTCTATGCAGAACTTAGAGGACTTAAAACAACTATAGAAGCACTAACTAAATTCATGAATGGATTAGTGATATCAAAACAACTTATTATCAATGCATTAAACAGAGTCAAATCAATCGGTACTTTTAAGAAGACTGCAACAGGATTTGAAGCGGTAAACCCCGAAGGTTATGTTGCAATTGATACTAATGGTAAAGCAGTAAAACTTGTAGATAGAATGGAATTTGCATTCAATAACTTTACTGTTGCAAAGGACTGGGATAAGTAATATGAAAACATTTAGACAGTTCAATGAAGATATTAGAGTTCCTATAAATATAGGTGATACTATACTTGGTGGTAAGTTTAAGAACAAGAAAGTTGTTGTTAAAGATATTGGTAAGAATGAAAAGGGAGACATTACAATCAATGGAAAACCTTTACTTAAATACAGGATAATACCTAATGAAAACATTTAATAAGTTCCTAACAGAAGCAAAAGATAAAGGTGCAGTATTTTCATTTGGAAGATTCAATCCACCTACAACAGGTCATGCTAAGTTAGTCGATAAACTCAAACAAGAATCTGCTGGATATACTCCATTGATTTTCACATCACATTCAACTGATACAAAGAAAAATCCCCTAACTCATAAAGATAAGATTAAGTTTCTAAGAAAATTCTTTGGTAGAATAATCGTTGACTCCCAAACACGAACTGTATTTGAAATTGCAGTAGAATTACACAAACAAAAGTACAACAAAATTAAAATGGTAGTTGGTTCAGATAGAATCAGAGAGTTTGAAATGTTATTGAAAAAGTATAACGGAGTCAAAGCACGACATGGATATTATAAGTTTGATGACATTCTTGTTGTATCTGCAGGAGAGAGAGACCCCGATGCAGATGACACTAGTGGAATGAGTGCATCAAAACTTAGAGGTCTTGCACAAGACGGAAGGTATGATGAATTTGCAGAAGGTGTTCCAACAAGAAACAAGAAAGATAAAGAATCACTTTATAAAGCAGTAAGAAAAGGTATGGGAATTGCAGAAGGTACACTACCTGCATATATGTATGAAGACTTAATTACAGAAGGAGTCTATGACCCAGGCACGTTCAAAGCAGTTTTCTTTTCAGGTGGGCCAGGAAGTGGTAAGTCAACAGTAGTCGATGCACTTTCACTAAAAGCACTTGGTCTTAAACTAGTCAATACAGATAAAGCATTTGAAGTTGGTCTAAAGAAGGCAGGAATGACACTTGACCTTAGAGGTGCAGACTTTGATAAAGTAGACCCAATCCGTGCAAAAGCAAAAAAGATTACTGGTAAGAACATGGATAACTATATTGATGGTAGACTTGGGATGATATTTGACACTACAAGTGCAAACCTTACAAAGGTAAAAGCATACAAAACAATGTTAGATAACTTAGGATATGAATCTAAAATGATATATGTAAGTGCATCGTTAGATAATGCACAAAAAAGAAATGCATCTAGAGCAAGAAAATTACCACAGGAAATAGTTAAACAAGACTGGGACAATGCACAAAAAAATGCACAATCCTTAAAGAGAATATTTGGCAGAGACTACATTGAAGTCACAAATGATGATGATTTAAAATCATTACAGACCAAAGCAACTAAACTTTATGCAAAACTCATGACATGGACGACTTCATTCCCAAGTAATAAACCTGCATTGAAGTGGAAAGACCAAGAACTGCAGTTTAAGAAATCATAAATAGTATCATGGACTTATTAAATAAAATATTAGAAGCCAAGAAAGTATCCCAAGACAAAGATGTTAAGGATAAAGATGGTACTCAACCTGCAAAATACTATGCAGGAGATATGTCCAAGTCTACAAAAGATAAGAGAGATGCACACTTTAAAGCAAAAAAGAGTGGCCCAGCACCTGGCGATGCATCTGCAAAGACTAAAAAGTCTAAACACACTATGAAATTTGATAGAATGTTTAATGAAGATAAAGGACTTGATGCAAAAGCAAAGAAATCGGGTATATCTAAATCTATCTTAAAGAAAGTTTACGACAGAGGACTTGCTGCATATAAGACTGGTCATAGACCTGGCGCAACTGCACCACAATGGGCAATGGCAAGAGTTAATTCATTTATCACTAAAGGTAAGGGAACATGGGGTGGTGCAGATAAAGACCTTGCAAAACAAGTTAGTGAATGGAATGAGATGGAAGAAGCATGTTGGGCAGGATACAAACAGGTAGGAATGAAGAAGAAAGGGAACAAAGAAGTTCCAAATTGTGTTCCCGAAGAAACAGTTAACGAAAATGTTGCAGTCAAACAAGCAGAATTGAAAGCAAAACAAGTTGAAGAGATGGAATCACTTAAAGATAAACAAGAGAAAGAACTTGAATCACTTAAGTTGAGACATGAAAGAGAAAATGAAAAACTTTCAAAAGAAAAGGAAGGGGAGTCAGAACGAGAAAAACTTTCCAATGAATCCATAGAAGAGAATTATGATGGTGACATGGCACAAAACTCATTAGAAAATATTGTCAGAAATGCAAACAATCTTAAAGGAGTAATCAAAAAGGATGGTGATTATCCAGCATGGTGGAATAGTAAACTCACCAAAGCCGATGACTATCTAGATGTATGTCATGACTATCTCATGTCAGAACTTTCACAATCAGAACAAATAGAAGAGGGTAAATATGTATCCGACTACAGAGATGTTGTAGATGTTATTTTTAAGAAAATTAAAAGTAAAATTGAAAAAGACTTTGAGAAGAATCAAGAAAAAGGAATTGCAATCATAAATACACTGGGTGCAATGGTTGGACATAAAGTCACTGATAAAGGACAAGAGAAACATAAACTCTTCCTCAAGTTTGGTGAAGAAAGAGATTACAAAAAGGAGTATGAGAATTATCACTCAGACCCTAAACAAATTAAAAGACGTGCAAAGAGAAACGAAGCACGAAGAAGTTTAAAGAATAGTAAGAAACTTACTGCAGATAAAGATGTACACCATAAGGATAACAATCCTATGAACAACGATAAGTCTAATCTAAGTATAGTTTCTCAAAATTATAACAGAAAAGAACCTCGAATGAGGGATAAACTAAAAGAAAAGGGGTGTTTACCAAATGGCAAAAGGAAATAAATTTAACAACGGAGTATGGGAACAGGGAACTCCTGAAATCGTACTTGCATATCAACATGACACACCTGGCCAAAAGGTAGAAGAGTATGTAGAAGGTCTTCAACTTCAGAATGAAAAGAAGAAAGAAGAGAAGAAGAAACACTTTACACAAGTATTCGACAATCCTCTAAAAGGTTTTCCTTACAATGAAGAGTTTGAAGTAAAGGAAATCAAAGAAGAGAATCTATCAGAAATTAAACAACAAGAAGTTGATGCACTAAAGAAACTATCTAAAGATATGCAGGCAGTTCTAAAAGGTTATCAGAAGATTGTTGGAATGGGTGATAAAGAACTTAAGGACAAGAAGTACAACAAAGACTATGAAGCAGTTCTTAAATCAAGAGACACTATTCTACAACTGATTGGTAAAGTAAATACTCAAAAGATTCTTAATAAAGAAGAAGTCATATCAGAGTTAGAGGAAGATTACAAAAAAGTAATTAAAATGTACCCAAGAGATAATGACTGGAAAAAACTTATCACAAAACATAAACGTGCAATTGATGATTTCAGAAACAATAACAAAGATTTGCCTTCTAAAGTAGAAGATGAATTACTAACATGGGCATCACAAACTGGTGAAGTCAGTGGTAAACATGATGCAGAAGACTTCATACTAGATATTCTTGATGAAAACTTAGACGAAGTATCTCAGAAAGCAATGATTCAAAAGGCGATAGATATTGCAACCTCAATGGGTGGTAATATGACAGGTGCTGTTAAAAGAATAGAAAAAATCAAAAGAGGTTTATCAAAAGATAAGAATGTTGCAAATGCATTAAGATTAGCAAACGAAAGTTATTTCCCTAAAATCAATGTTGCATTTAAAGAAGACTTAGACGAAAACTATAGAACAGCTGCAAGAAATGGAATGGGAACTGAAGGTAAGAAAGAAGCAAGAGTTGGTCTAGAGTTAGATTATTACGATAAAGAAGGTGTAAAACACATGGGTAAAATCGTAAAGAAAGACTCAAAAGGTTATACAGTTAAAGATGATAAGACTGGTAAGACGCATACTTTTGTTTACCATGACAGAGTCAAGGCAAAAAAATTCTTACAAAAAATGGGTGACAATCTAGGAGAAGGTGGAAATCCAGCACAACAAGCTGCAATTGCAATCTCTAAGAAAGAGAAAGCAGGTAAGCCTGGTTATGACAAAGAAGGTAAATCTCTGAAGAAAGAATCTGTTATGAATTCTTACAGACAAATGTGGGAAGATGCTTTAGATGAAGAGATGATTACTTACAGAGTTAAAGGAATGCAGAAACCTGAGATGGATAAATTCAAAGGTGCAAGTAGAATGGGATTAAAAGTATCATTCAAGAAAAGTGGAAGTGACACCCATGTCACCTTAACAGGGACTAAAAAGAATCTCAGAGACTTTGATTCAGTTGCAAGAGGTAAATCTTCATACGGAGACCCTTCAACAATCAAACACTTTGACGAGAAGTAATATGTCATATAAAAGTTTAGTACAAGTAATCAAAGAACATAATGTAGGTAAAGACTTAGAAGAGGCAAGAATACCTCAGTATAAACCTACTAAGTTTGAAGGTAAAGAGTTTGATAGAAAGAAAGAAATTAAAAATTGTAAGAATATGCAAAAGGCACTTCATAAACTCGCAAAGATGCAAGACGATTTTCAATACACTGCTGAAACAGGTGGAACTTCTACATCAGGAAATCCAAATGCAATATATCAAGGTCTAGTAGATGCTGAACAGGCAATATTTGCTTACATGGGTGGCATCGAAAGAGGAAACTTTGATGGTGTCATCGATATGGACAGAGATTAGTGAATGAAAACATTTCATGAACTCGCAATCAACGAGACACTTGATACACTCCAAGAGAATGGAACTAACCTACTAGACAACCCGTTTAGATTAGGTTCTATGATGTATTTTAAAGTCATAGAAGAAGCACGTAAAAGACTAAGTGAAGGTAGATATACACTTACAGAGGTCGACAAACAAATCTTAGAGACAGACCTAGGTCAATTCGAAGTATACGAGGGCAATCTAGTCCCTCTCGATTGTCCTATGATGGAAGAAAAAGAAGAGAAACAACCCGAACTCAATAAACCTAAAGTAGGTGGTAGTAAAAAATACTATGTCTATGTCAAAGACGGGGATAAAATCAAAAAGGTATCATGGGGAGATACTACAGGTCTTAAAGTCAAGTTAGACAACCCCGAAGCACGAAAATCATTTGTTGCAAGACACAAGTGTGATACTAAAAATGACAAAACACAAGCAGGATATTGGGCATGTAGATTACCATATTATGCAAAACAACTTGGATTGAGTGGTGGTGGGTCATTTTTTTGGTAGACTAAATACCTGTATAGGAGATTACATTATGAAAGAATTATATCACACTTATGCAATGGATGGTAAGTATGCAGAGGTCTTTAAGACAGAACAGGGATGGGAAGTAGACCTATTCACTGGTGACACCTTAATAGAGACTAGAGCAGTACATAATCACTCAGAATCATATGCAGAAGATGTAGCAGATAACTGGGTTCATGGGATAATAAAAGTTGAGAAGGAAGGTTCCTTCTATGGTTATAATCAAAAGGATGATAACTTTCATCCAGGCTTAGATGACTAAACCATACGAAGAAGTTGTAGAACAACACGGAACAGGAACAAAGTTTGTTATAAGAACTTTTGAAGATTCCTTAGAAGAAGATGAACTGGTCTGGCATAGAGATAGAGAATCTCGTAAAGTCCATGTTTTATCGGGAAGAGGTTGGAAGTTGCAACATGATGATGAACTTCCTTTAGAATTAAATATTGGAGAAGACCATTTCATCCCCAAAATGACCTACCATAGGTTAATAAAGGGTGAAGATAATTTAGTGGTTAGGATACAAATTACATAAATAATAACATGAGTTACAAATCAGAAAATTGGCAACAGAAACTTGCAGAAGTTCGTGGACACATTCCAAGAAAAGAAGGGTCTTTAGAAAAAACTGCAGACGAAATCATCAACGAGGAAATTGAGTCAGAACTTCGTCTTCTTGAAACTACAGAAGAAGTAGTTGAAGAGGGGTTAATTCTAGAAGCATCTGCTGGTGGAATGATTGACCAATTATTCAACCTAAAAGGTGATAAAGATGCAGGTTATGGTGTTGCAAAAATGTTAAACATGACTGGTGTTAAAGTAGTTCAAGCAATGCAAAAACAAAATCCTGATGGGTTTATGAAAACTGTAAAGGCACTAGGTAAAGATTCAAAAATCAAACTTGCAACAAACAATGCATTAATGAAAATGTTTAAAGATGCAGGTGTTAAACCTCTTAAAGATGAAGTTAAAGAGGAAAAACTTTCAGTAGAAAAATCTATTGAGAAACTTACAGAAAAAAATATGTTAGGTAGACTTGCAAAGTCTATGGAACTAAACGAAGATAACAAAGAAAAGTTATTTGATTATTTCGATAAAGGAGAATTACAACAATGAGTTTTACAGGACATAAATTAGGTTTAACAGATGCATTATTAGAAGCATCTAGAAAAGTTGTGGAGAACTCTGCAGAATACAAAAAGTTCTTTGACAGTGCATTAAAGAAGTTTGGTGTCACATCACCAGCAGAACTTGATGATGCAAAAAAGAAAGAGTTTTTTGATTACATAGATAAAAACTACAATTCATCAGATGAGAAAGGTGAAGATGGTAAGAAAGAATCTGTAAAAGAAGGAGAACTTCCACCTGCATTAAAAAAAGCAATAGACAAAAAGAAAGAAAAGGAAGAAGATAAAGAAGTTGACGAAGGTGCAACTCCATCTAAAAAGTTTGTTAAGATTAAGTAATTAACATGAGAAATCTAATAGAATCAGTCAGACAAAATCTACTTGGAGAAGCAAGTAGAGACTACTACAAACAAGTAGATGCTCTTATAGACAAGCATGGTAATGAGAAACCTTTTATCTATAAGTCACCTAAGTTGAATAAGATTTTAAAAGACCTAGATAAATTAATGAAGACGGAGAAAGAATTTCCCGATTCACAAAAATATGGTAAACTTATACAAGGACACTTAAAGAAGTGTGAAGTTATGGGTTATGAAGAGAACATCGTATTAACAAACAGAATGCATGAAAAGTTTGTAAAGGACTTTCAAGGTGACACAATGTTTAGAGAAGAGATGGCAGAGATAATTATGCAAGACTCAATATTGTCATACGCAATATTTGGAGAGTAAACGGCATGGATAAAATGGATGCCAGACTTAAAGTTTTTAGAGAAAAGATAAAGAAACTCGGATACTCTAAAACTGCTGCAAAAGAGATTAACAAAATCATGGAGAAAATCGGTGATTTTGGAATGATGTCAGATGCAGGAAATAAGAAAATTGCTCGTGCAGTCCAACAGTCTAAAACTGAAAAAGACCTTCGTGCAAAGTTAGAGAAAATCTCTACTATGGCAGGTGGTAAGTATTCGGAAGCATCGGAAGATGAAGTGATGCAAAATGCATTGAATGCTCTAGAGATGAAGGGTGCAAGTGGTACTCAATCATGGGCAGATAAGAATATATTAGTTCAGTTAGGAAACTTTAGAGATTTGACTAAAGATGGTGAAGTCTCAACAGACGACAACAAGAAAAATAAAGTCAAAGCAGATGATGCTGCAAAAGTTTATAACACATTAATGAAGGTTAAACCAGCATTAAGAACTAAATACATACAGTTATTACAAAAAGACACTAAGTCTTTTAAAAAGACTTTTGATACAATATTAAGAGTTTCAAAATAGGAGAAAAAAATGGCACTATGGGGATTATTAGACAACGAAGCGTCTAAACCAAAATATCTTAACACTGCTGATAAAGCAAACACATACGGTGCAGACACCGCTGAAGTTGGTGCTAATGCAGGAGTTAAATCAGAAGGATGGGTACAAAGAAAAGTAGTCGGTTCTAGAACTCAATGGGAAACATTGGTTGCAATGTCTTCAGGTTCAATGGGAGCTGACGTTGCAGACTTTGATGACGATTCAGATGTTGCTACACCTGATATCGATGACGATACAGTATTAGCAGATAGTTAATAAAGGATAAATTATGAAAACATTTAAAAACTTCCTGAATGAGAGTTCAGGATTATCATCTGAACATGCACCTTATGACCTTTCAGATGAATCAGTAAAAGCAAAGATTAATGCAATCTTAGGACATACTGCATCATCAGAATACATGACTGTAGAAGCTGCAGTCAATCAAATGGATGCAAAACTTAATCAGTTAGGTCTGTTCAAAGAAACTATGGATGAAGATGTCGACTTTACTACAAGTGGTAATCATTCTGTTTCTTACAAAAGAATGGATGCTTTCGGTAAGTCAGTTGATACACCATTTGATGAGTTCGAAACAAATGCAGAAGGTTATACACTTTCATTAAAAGTAGAAAAATTAGAAACAGGTAGTTTCAAAGTTTACGGTTCTTTAGTTTAAAACCTTTTAGTTGAGTCCACTAAATATATGGTGGACTTAACAACATCTTAATACATTATGGGTTTATTTGATAAAATAACAGCAAAAAATTTTAATGCATATGCATTACATCATTACGATGACCCTCAATGTGAGAGTGTTGAGGACTTCCAAGAAGACCTTCGTAGATTCCGATACTTAAAACGATTACTTCATAGATACCATGAGAGTGGAGAAATGAGAGAGCGTCTTATGTTAAATCACACCATCACTATATTCAATGTGTTCGGATACGATGCATCTATGAGAATGTTGAGATTTAAGATTAAAGACGATAAATATTGGGCATCAATAAAGACAATGTTGTTATACTTAGGATATGTTGAGGAGAATTTTGAAGTTGAGATTCCCGTTGATGATGCACTTGCAAGGAGATTAAGAGAATTATAAAGCTGGATTAGTTAAATCAGTATAACAATTGACTTGTAATCATTAGTAAGGGGAGCATAACCTCTATCCAGCACCATTCACCTTTTAAAACACCTAAATAGTTGTATGCCAAGAATAGTAGACACATTAATAGTTTTTAGAATCCTTAAACTCCTTACTACAAAATGGGAGAACTTTAAAGCATTTAAACTAGGAATCATTGATAGAAATGGAAATCGCATCAAAGACAAATCAGTTGAAACTTCAGAAGAGAAAGATTCATTTGATTTACTCCATAGGTTAGTCTTCAACCTTAAAAGAATCATTACTAAAATCCCATTCGGTAAAACTGCATTTGCATCTTATGCTGTTGCACTTCTTTTACTTAAAGAACACACTCAATTAAAAGAAGACCAAATGGAAGAACTATGTGAAAAGTTCTACCATCACTTAAAAAACGAAGACTTACTGATAACAGAGATGTTAACAGAAGCAATGGAAGTGGGAGATATTGAGGTCAATCATACTTATCGTTTGAGAAGACAATTGAAAGAACAGAATGACACTATCTATCCCGAAAAAACACAAGTGTCTATCCTACAAGAACATAGTAAGGTGTTTGGAATAACATGTTATATTGGTTTTATTGGAGAAGACAGAGTATTGGTGACTGCAGATGATGTTTATTGAAGCAGTACTTAATGTTGATTCTTTGATATACTCAAAGACTCCACCTAAACAATTTAATAAGAAAGGTTCTGATAAACTTTTTGATGATGGATGGATGGACATGGAAGTCCCTTTACCACCTAAAAATAGTTCAAGACAATCTGTATCAGAACTTAACGAGATAATTGATAGACGAGAGATGTTATCAGATTTCGACAAAAGAGTTTACATAAACACTAATGAATCCACCACATATTACATCAGAGAATTTTTGGATGGACAGGACTTAGAGTATGATGTAAAAGATATAGAAAAGATTACAGATGCTGCTAAACATATTGGTAGATATTACAAAAACAAATTTAATAGACCTAGACCACATCAACTTGCAGAAGCACTGGGGATGGATAAGTTTACTTATGAGAAGTATGAGACAACGGGTTCTCCTTCCTATCCATCTAACCATGCCCTACAAGCACGAATGGTTGCACATTATTACGGAGAGAAGTACCCTGCACAAAAGAAACACCTTCTCAAAGCAGCTGATATGAGTGCAGAGGGACGAATAAATGCAGGAGTACATTATCCTTCAGATAAGTTTGTTGCATATGAAATTGCAGATAAACTTGTAGAGTTTTTTAAGACAGATAAATTAACTGAAGATGCACCTATGAATGCAACAGGTGTATCAACTGCAACAGACACTTCAGTTGGACATATAAGAAAAAAGAAAAAAAAGAATGACCCGTTATTAAAAAGATTTTAACATTATGAAATATTTGAATTACTTGGCACTAGTCACATCTATAGGAATCGCATCGATTGCCGCATACTTTTCTGTATTGGGACTTGCAACCATATTTGCTGGTGCATTCATGGGTATCGTCATCATGGCAGGTGCATTAGAGTTCGGTAAGATTGTCAGTGCTGCTTACCTACATCTCTTTTGGGAAAAACTCAACTACTTTAAGTATTACCTAGTGTTTAGTGTTATAGTGTTAATGTTGATTACTTCATTGGGCATTTTCGGTTACTTATCCAAAGCACATTCAGAACAAACAGGTGATACTGCACAAGCACAATCAGTAGTGACTCGTATTGATAATCAGATAGTCAGAGAACAGAATAAGATAACAACCTATGAAGATAGAATATCATCACTGGGTGGTTCTAAGATAGATGTCAGTGCATCTATAGAACAACAGGAAGAGATAAGAGATGGTGCATGGGATAGGGTACAAGGAGACATAGACTATGCAAAGGGTCAGATAGAGAGTCTTAGAGGTCAACTTACAACACTTGACACTGCAGTCAACGAACTAAGGAACAAAGGAGTTGAGGTCATCACTACTGATGAGGGTGGAGTGTTTCAAGGTGCAGAGACAGAAACCATTGACTATGTTGCACAAGCAAATACACTATTCGAACAACAAAAGAGTCAGAGAGAGCAGATAAGAGATGACATTGCAGAACAACAGAGTAATATAGACAAGTATAGACAGAACGCACAAGACACTATTGACACTGCAAACTTAGAGATTAAGAGTTTACAACAGTCATCCACGGGAGATGTAGATGACCTAATCAAAAAAACTGATGAATTCAACTTGTTGATTGACCAATCTTATGATACAATAGATAAACTGAAGTTAGATAAGTTTGATTCAGAACAGGTCATACTTAACTTAGAAAGAGAAGTGGGCCCAATCAAGTATATTGCAGAGATAATATACGGACAGGAAGACAGTGTCAAGTACCTTGACAACGCAGTTAGATGGGTCATTTTCATGTTAATCTTTGTGTTTGACCCACTTGCAGTGTTATTACTAGTGTCATCACTTGCAATGATGACAAAGCAGAAAGAGATTATTGAGGAGAAAAAACCACCAGTAATTGAACAAAGATATGTTTTACAAGTACCAAAAAAGAGGGTACAAACAGTTGAAACAGATAAATAAATAGTTAACAACAATTCTAAATTTAGGAGAAAAAAATGTCAGGAGAAGAAGTAACAAGTACTTTAACACCAGCAGAAATTAAACAACATCTAACTGATAATCCACCAGTAAGGCCTGATGATTATGATGAACTTGCAGATGACCATGGTGCAAAAGTTAATTATGATTCATCAATGGTAGACCACCAAAATGCATTAGATGCTGTTCAAGCAATAATTGACGCTGAAGTATAAGTAAAAACACCTTGTAAATAACATTAGTATCATGTATAATGGTACTAATGTTATGGTTAGAACGAAAATACTTGAGTATGGTCGTGTCCTCGTTGGATATGGCAAAATGGAAGGGAGATACTACCCTTAATCACCGTTGTCTCTATTGTGGAGACTCATCAAAAAACACCTATAAAGCACGTGGATACCACTTTGCAGTCGAGCAGAGTTATATCTACAAATGTCATAATTGTGGTAAATCCACATCATCAGTAAACTTTATCAAAGACCACTTTCCAGTTATTCATAAAGAATACATAAAAGAGTGGTTGAAGGAAAGTGGTCGTAAACCTAAGAATCATGCAAGTGGCCATAAGATGCCATCTGCAAACACTTTTAAATTTACACCGAAGACAGAGATAAATACAAAAGATATTATGTCTATTGAAAACCTAAAAATATTAATGAGACCATGCAATGAAGTTGCAGTTGCAAGGAAATATCTAGAAGACAGAATGATTTCTGAAGTACATTTCAAAGATTTATGGTATACAGAACACCCACAATCTTTAAGTATGTTGTCTTCTAAATACAAAGACCGAGTTCTTGGAAACGACCCAAGAATTGTATTACCATTCTTCAGTGAGGATGGTGAACTCATAGGAATCAGTGGAAGAGCAATTAACGACTCACCACTTAGATACTTAACTATGAGATTCAGAGATGATTTGCCACTCATCTTTAATCTTAATAAAGTGGAAAGAACTAAAACAATTTATGTGACTGAAGGGCCCATAGATAGTTTATTCCTACCTAACTCAATTGCAGTTGCAGGTAGTGATTTCAAAAAAATTGACGAGTCAATAAAGGATAAAGCAGTACTCATATTTGATAATGAACCAAGAAACAAAGAAATACTAAAAAAGATAGACGAGGTAATTGACCTTGGGTATTCGGTATGTGTATGGAACGATAGAAGAGTTGATGCTTACAAAGATATCAATGAAATGATTCTTAATGGATTGACAGAACAAGAAGTTAAGAGTATAATTGATGAATGCACAACCGATGGTCTA